ACCCAAGGGGTGGAGGTCGTGGTCCATGTCGGCGAGGACACAATGGACCCAACCGACTGGCTGTATCCGACGGTTCCGGTTCCGGCGCTGGTCGTCCACGTCATCAGTTCTTCAGGCTCGCTCATGGTTTGACAAACACGTGGTCGCCCAGGTGCAGGTATTGCATGTGTTGCGGGTCGAGGTCATAGCGCCACAGGAACGCATGTGCCTCACCAGTCATGATGTCCTCTTCGACGGTGATGTAACCGTTGTGGTCGTGTTCGAATTTGGACTTTTCAGTCCAACCGCTGAGCTTTTCAAACACCCGTATGGATTGTTCAGTCATGCGAGTTCCTCAGTGGGTGGGGCAGGGGTTCACTTGTATAGCCCCATACGTTGTTGTTCCCGTCGCTCATCGAGGAATTTGCCGGTAAATGTGAACATTACGGCCAACCCCACGACCACTATGACAAAGACTACCACGTCCCAGTATTCGTCGCCCGGCGGTCTCATTTCCAGTCCCCCCTATGACACAGAAGCCCGATGACCCCGTAGTTGGCGATGTCCAGCCAGGTGTCGCTGACTTTTTCGTGCTCGGGGTGTTTGTCACCCCAGACCAAAGTTTTCAAGCGCTCAACCTTGTCGTTGAGCCTCACGATCACGCCCTTCTCGCCGAAGGCACTGATGTTCCCTGGACCATAGTCCCGGTTCTTCTGGTCCAGCAGCACCGCGCACTCGCAGAAGACTTCGAAGGATTTGCGGCCCAGCGGCGTGGTTAGCCCGAGCGAGTCGGCCAGTTGATTGATTTTTTCCATAAGTCTATTTTTCGTATTTCTTGGTTATCTTGGCTTCGGCCGCCAGCGGCAGCGTCTTGGCCCATTCCGGCGGCGTCGACATGACGTCCAGAATAAATTCCTTGGCCTCCTCGGCCCGGTCTTCGCGCACGCAGACAACGACTTCGTCGTGCACGCGCATGATGACATTCAGATCGACCTCGCGGATCTTGCGCACGCACTCCATGAAAACATCCCTGGCCATGGCCTGAACGAGGTTTTCTGTCAGGCTCCCGCCCCACCACTTCATCCGCATGTATTTGCCGCCGCGTACGATCTCGGCCGAAAGATGTCCCTCATTGTTGTTCGGGTTGCGGTAGGGCAGCTTGCGCCCGCTCGGCAACTCGATGTGAAACATCCCGTCGTTGCGAATGACTGAAGCGCGCAGGTTATTTTCCAACACCTTCCACAACTCCCCGACCTTCGGGTTCTTTTTGCGGTAGAGATGAACAAGCCTTGTCGCCTCTTCCTTTGGTAAGCCGGTGACGTCGCCGAAGCGAGTGATCCCCATGCCGTAGCCCAGTCCGAGGTTGAGCTGCTTGACCAGATGCCGGATGCCGGTGGTGTCGGTGCGCAGCGATTCGGGCTTGTCCCAGAACCCCCAGGCCCTGGCTTGTGCTTCATAAAGATCGGAGCTGTTTTTGATGAACTCCAGCATCTCGGCGTCCTTGGCCAGATAAGCCAGGCACCTCGGCTCGATCTGCGCCAGATCCGCCACGACCAGCGTCTTACCCTCCGGAGCTTCGATCAGCCCGCGCACGTTGACGCCGTAGCTTTCCGCACGCTGCAGGTTCTGCATGTTGAGGCCCGCGTCCCCCGAATCCCTGCCCGTGGTGGCCCCGAAATACTTGAGCCCGTAGCCCATCCATCCGTCGGGCCGGGTGCGCCCTTCCATGGTTTCCAACTTGCGCAACAGTGCGTTGCATTTGCGGAACTGGCGCATGGCTGAGACCCACGGGTAGCGCTCGCCGTATTCTTTTTCCCACGCCTCACACTCGTCGCTGTCTTCAGCCAAAGACGGGGGCGGTAAAATGCCGACCTTCCGGCACTCTTCGGCCAAGGCAAGCGGAGACAAGGTCTTTTTGTCCTCCTGAACCCACGGAAGTTTCTGCTCCGCCTCCCACAGCAGGTTCTTGAGATGTGCTAATTTGTCAGAAATTAGCTGTTTGTTGACAGGAACGCCCTGCAGGCACATGCGCGTGGTCTCGCGCGAAAGCCACTGCTCCTGCTCGGGCCACTGGTTGCCGTATTTCTCCCAGATCTCCAAGCAGTAATCGGCGTCCTTGATGGCGTATTCCTCGACCTCGCGGCGGAAGGCCTCGTCCATGTCCTCCCAGCGCTTGCCCTTCATCTTGTTGCGAGTGTCTTTGGACACCTGGGCCTGCAACAGCGCTTCCGAGGCCCCTTTGAGGTTGCGGGGCGCGGCCAAAAAGGCGCTCAAATCGGCCGTACAGTCCCAAACGTGCGGGAATAGCGTAGGAATTAAGCCTTTTGTGCAGAGACTCTCGTAAACCGGCTTGTCGAAGGACCGGTTGTGACTGACCCAGCGCCAGTTGTCCCCGGCGATGCACGACCAGTCGAAATTTTCCGGCCTTCCGCAGTATTTCTGGCCGGTGGAGGTGGCAATTGTCACCAAATATGCGTCAAATTCCGGGTGTCGGCAGTAGTGCCACACACCCTGGCTCTCGATACCCACGTCCTTCGAGTAATATGTTTCGAAGTCAACGGCTGCGGTATGCATACGTAGGACTGTTTTTATATTCAGTGGTTTGAAAAAAGTGTCTGGCCGGAGCTTTGTTTCACAGAGGGCACACCGCGTAGTGAGCGCCCACACAAAGCGCCCTTCGCATTACTTCCTCCCCACGGGATCTCCCCGCGTAGCATGTGCCCCGACCAGACATGATTTGTTACTGCGTGTTGGCTACGAGTGACTCGAAGAACGCCGCGTCCTCTTTGGAGTGCATCCCGTCAAACTTGGCCTCGGGAATGAACCACGTGCCCTTGGGCCCCTTGGTCAGGGAACTCATGAGCTGCCACTTGCCGGTCCAGAGTCCGTTGGACAACTGGTTATAACCGGCGGTGATGATCTTCTTACCGAGCGAGGTGAAGGCCGACGACGCGACCGTGTAAACGGCCAGCGTGTATTGCTTGCCTGCGTGCTCGCGATAGAAGAACGCCGCATGCTCCTCCTTGAGGTTCGCGGGCTTTTCGATGGCCAGCGAGAGGTGCGCGATTTCCTGGAAGTAGTTCGGCTCACCCCATTTGAGGCTGCCACCGTTGGCGACGACCTGCTCTTGCTTGTCGTAGACTTGCGGCATGGACTGGTCCCCCTGTTCCAGTCGCTGGCGGTATTGCTTGTGCAGACGCAGGACCGTGATGGTGAGCGGCGTTTTGCCGTCCGAGAGCATCGCTTCCTTGTTGAGCATGAAGACGCCCGGCGTGAGCCCCGAGTCGGCTAGTTCGCCGATCTTCTGGACCAGGTTGACGCGCGGCAGTTGGATGTCGCGCATGGTGATCTCGCCCGTGATGCCACGTGCGGCGGGCACCGGCATGGCCTCGGACTTGGTTACCGCCACGGGGTGACTGTCACCTGCGGGCACGATTTGAGTCTCCGTCGCCGGAGCCTGGTTGACGGCTTCGGGAGCCGTTTCTTTGAATGATACAGTTGCCATATATTTGGTTATTTGGATTTTTGGTTGTTAGGTTTTGGTGCGAATCCGCCCTTTTTGGCCTTCATCAGGCCATAAGTTTTCGGGTCGACCGTGCTTTGCGATTTGGGGCGGGACGTGCCTGCCTCTTTTCGCTTGTTCATGTTCTGATACAGACTCATGAGTTGGTTGTTAGGTTGTTAGGTTTTCTTTTTTCGGAGTTGGTAGGAGACACCTTCATCTTGAAGGACTCCCAGGTCCCGCAGCTTACCCTCCAAAGTAAGCCGGGTTTTCGCCTTCGAGCCCCGAGGGGCTTTTTGGGCAAAAAGTTCTTCGAGTTTTGGATACGAAACTTTGTCCACGCAGGTCAGGAACTCGCGCAGCTCGATCTCGCTCTGCACGGCCTCGAAGGCCCCGAGCGCGCTGGTGATGGAACGCGGCTTGGACTGCTCGATGACTTTGAAACCGGGAAGGTCAAGGCCTTGATCCACGGCCATCTCGGTCGCGCGCTTGCGCACCCCGGTCGCCCAGGACTCGATGATCGGGACCAGGGACATGAGGGCTGCAACCTTTTTGGGGTCGTCCTGCTCGCTGCCGTGCACGGAGTCCGGGATCGGCAAGCCGTCCTCCTGATAGCGTTGGGCGATGGTTAGAACTTTGGTCGCCAGCGCGGGACATTTCGCCTGATAGGCGCAGTAATCGCACACTCCCGCTTGCGGATTGAAGCCCCCACCGGCTTCAGCCCGCTCAATCACTGTCGACACACGAAGTCTGATGGTCGACATGTCGTCTCTGGTGTAGGTATGCGTACTAACCTCGTCCCGCGCTGGGACCAAAAACCACATGGTAATTTCTTTGACGTGGGGAAATTTCTGGAAAAGCCCGAGAACGTAGGCCTGGCCTTGGATGTTGATCTCCGCGTCGTCGATCGCGCCGTAGCCGGTCTTGTAGTCGATTGCGTCGGCGGTGTTATCCGCGTAGATGACGAAACGGTCGCACGTTCCGAAGGTGGAACGTCCCGAGCCTAGGTCGATCTTGACCCGGATCTCGCGGAGGTCTCTGGCGATGGTGGTCATAGATGCGCTTCCTCCTTCGGGTGGAACGGGTATTTCTGGGAGTTCTCCCAAAGCTCGTCGGCCATCCGGACCATCTTCTCCTGTGACCAACCGGCGAAGGGGCCCCGCATGTAGAGCTGGTTCAACCCGTCGCGGTCTTGGCCTTTGAAACTTTCGTGGACCATATCCAGCCAGTTCTGGAGCGATGCCCAGTAGCCGGTAGCTTTCGCATACTCTTTCTCCAAATCTTCGTAAGCGTCCTTCCAAGTCTCAGGCACACTGTCGCCACCACCGTTGGATTTCCAAACCATAGGCTCCAGTTTCAGGGGCTTGTTCGGGTCGTGCATGATGCCAGCCCACTTGGCCAGTTCCATGCGGGCCTCGTCGCGCTCGCGCTCCAGCCGCGCCATCTCGTCGAAAATGTTAATTTTTCCTTGCTGCCACCGTTCGATGGCTTCTCGGGTGTAGGGGTGATCGGTCATATAGCCGCAGCCTCCTCCCGGTAGGCAAAGCAGGCCGTCTTCCAGTTTTTGGCCTCGATTTGCGCGTCGCCCAATTCACGGCGCAGTTTTTTGGCTTCGACTTTCATGGCCTCGAAATAGGAGTTCATCAGGTCGCACTTCCGCTCCGCCTTTTGAGCGCGGATCGTCAGATCTTTGATCTCCGCTTCACGCTCGTAGATGCTCCGCTCCAGTTTGCGGGCAAACTTTGCGCTGACTGTTCCTGTCTTGTTGGTAAAGTGTCTGCCTAGCTTGCTGATCGACAGAAAGCTCGTTAGCTGGGCGTCTGTTAAGGGCGTGTCGCTCGTCATACGCCTGTTTTCCTCCGGATGATCTGCCCGACATACCCCTGCAAAGATTCGTAGATGGACCGCTCCTCGTCGTTGGCGCACTTGGACGGGTCGTCCTTTTCCATGGCCTCGTGGATGCGGTCGCCCTTGTCCGAGGCCCAGTTGGACCCCTCGCGGTTCTGCCAGGAGGGGCAGATCTCCTTGTACTTGAGAGAGGAGGGTCCGTGCTTGGCGTGGGCCGGTTCAGCAGCCGAGGGCACAACCGGTTGTGAGGCGGGCGGTGTCATTTGTGCTGTCAACACTACGGAACCTGTTATGGGTGTCAAGTCACCTTTGTGCAGCTCGGATAAATTTTTTAATTTCTGCTTGACGGAGGCCTCCACTTTCTCTTCGACCGTCCCGGCCGCGAACAATATGCGCTGCACCGAGTTTGTCATAGATCCGGCACGGTCGACGCGCCCGAGAGTTTGCAGAAGATCTTTGGCGTTGAACGTCGGCGAGATCAGCGCGGTGCGCGGCCTCACACCTCGCTGGTCATGTAGCGAAACTCCGAGTCCTCCGGCCGCGATGTTGCAGAGGACGACGTGGTCAACATCGCTTGAAAATCGGTCCACGACCAACTGTCGCTCTTCGGCTTTCTGACCGCCTTTGATCGTGCCGTAGTTGGTTTTGAGGCGTTGCCCAATCGCTTCAATCGTCGCCTCAAAGTTGACGAAGACGGCCACTGAGTTTCCGGCGTGGAGTTCGTCTTCGATGAGTTCAACCGTCGCAGGTACTTTTGCAAGTTCGACCGCCTGTCGCGCTCGGAGTTGTGCGACGAGTTTTTGCGCCGCTTTGTTTTTGCTGTCGTTTTGCATCCGCTGTTCGAGGGCGGACAACTCTTGGTCCATTTCGTCATAGAGCTTTTGGATCTGTCCTTTGTCCCCGAAGTCGAGGGGGTCGGTGATAACGCGCGTTTCCTTGAAGTGTTCGGCGAGCATGATCCGTGTCATACGGTCGCCGTGCTCGGGATAGAGTTCGTAGTTGATCTTGTCTAAGGCCCACGACTCGCGGTGCTTGAACTCAAGCTGGCCCCACGGATTAATCACGCAGCCGTGGGCTTTGGCCCAGTTGTAGAAATTCGAGAGCGAGTGCAGCCCGAGAAGGAATCCGCTGGCCCGCATCTCGGTCGGGTCTTCGGCTGCCGAAGCCGAGAGTAAAAGATTCCGCCAGGGTTTGGCCGCGATGAGCATCTTCGCGTTCTTGCTCCACATCCCCTGGCACCTGTGCACCTCGTCCCAGACAATCAAACAGTCGTTTGGAATCTTCCACTCGAACTGTTTGCCGCTCCAGTGCCCGAAGCGCGTTTTACCGGTACGCAGCTTCTCGTAGTTGAGGATTCCAAGCGGCTTCGCACCCTGCTCCGCGCAGGTGCGCTCCCACGAGGGAATGACAATCTTTGGGCAGACGACGAAGATGGAAGCACCGAGCCGCTTGGCTGTCTCGATGGCGCAGACGGTTTTGCCTGTGCCGGTCTCCGACGAATCCAACGCGGCCCGGTGCCGTTGTAGCGCGTTAACCAAATGGTTAACGTGCCCCTCTTGAGCGGCGTAGAGGGTCTTCAAACTAACCCCCGGTGGGCGGCGTGGTAAATCAACAAAGCGTCAGAAGTTGCCAAGGTTATGGGACACTTGGGGTAGAGCTGCTGGGCCTTGTTCTTGAGCTTGTTCTTCCACTCGGTCTTCGACATGCCGTTGGAGTTGCCCAAGCTCAGGGCCTTCTGCCACTTCTGCGGAGTTACTTCGCGCAATTCCAGGCCATGCATGTAGGTTATCGCTTCGAGGTGACCAACACCCTTGCCAAAATTAAACATGGCCGAGCCGGGCGCTCCCCGGCCTCCGGCGTAGCCGCCGACCTTTTCGAGGTAGACGACTCCGCCGGAGGTAAACTGGCGCAGCAGAGCGGCCAGGTCGCCCAGGGTATCAGGCATGTTGCAGATTTCGGGTGCGGAAATGTCTGCGCCGAAGGCAAAGCCTCCTGACTTACCTGGGTCGATGGCGATGATCATGCTGCGAGAAGTCGCGCCCTGCAGCGGCGGGCCGAAGCGGTGAGCCCCGACTCGATCCATTGCTGGATGTCGGACTCCCGGAATCTGACCTTGCCGCCGATCTTGTAGAAGGGCAGAGGGTTCTTATCCTGACGCATCAAAGCGCGGACTTGTCGTGGCGTGGTTTGGAGCCGGTTGGCAGCGCTACGCACGTCGTAGATCGGATCTCGATCATCGTGCATAAGCTGCCCCGGTTCCACGTCCTCCATGTCGATGCGCATCCGTCCGTCGGGCAACATCGTCAGGCGAACGCTATTCCCTGCCTCAAGCGTTAACCGGTTCAAGCGCATCTAATTCTGCTTTCAGGCTTTCACTGATGAGGGCGTCTCTCGTCGTGCCTTGCTCAGCGGCGAGTTGATCAAGTTTCATTAGAGTTTCATGGTCGATTTCGATAAGCACTTCTTTATGCATGGGTCTCGGTTGTTTGGATGTTGATGTGGGGTTTAGGTGGTAGTCACCCCTGGCTACCTGTTTATAGGGTGATGGCGAGCGAGATATTAATATCTAGAGAGTTTTTTTATACCTCTCCAGCCGGTTCTGCAGCGTCCGCTCTTTACTGAGCTTGGCTTTTTGCTTGGCTTCGAAGTCCTGCCGTTCCTTTTTGATTTCGGCGCGCTCTTGCGGTGAGAGAGTCACGTCCTCTGTTATTTTCTCTACGTGAGTACGGACGATGTCCGCCACGTTTGTCTTTTTTCGTTGAGCCAGCTTGGTCAGCCGTTGGTACGTCTCTCGGTCTAGATAGACCCCGAGAATACGTTTATTTTTGTCGCGTTGGTTAGCCATGGTGTGTTCTGTGTGTGCTGTTGTGTTGGTTAATAAAGTTTCTCGAAGATCTTCTGGGTGTCAATAACCCTGAACCACTCTTCGGCTATCGTTTTGGAACTAAGGCCTTTGTACGTTGCTTGAATTTCGCTGGCCGAGTTTCCGCACTGCTCTGCGATTTCGTTGGCGTTGCGGGTGATGGCCATGGCGTAGGAGATGTAGGCCTTGCGGTTGCCATTCTTTTTGTGGGCCACCCCTGCCGCGTCGCGCAGTTTGCTCACCCGCTTGTTGATGTTGCCATGGACGAGTTTGGTCAGTCTACGCGCTTCGGCGTGCTTGGCGATCCGCATAAGGCCGTCTTTGACCGTGGGCGGAAAGTAGGCGTAGCGCCGGTTGGTTGTCTTGGTGATCTCCGTCTTGAGCACAAAGGCTCCTTCCTCCCAGTCGATGTCCGACCACTTGAGCCGGGCAATCTCGGCCAAGCGAATGCCGCTGTAGTTGGCCGCGATGAGCCACGGAACCATGGTCCAGTGGGCCTCTTCGAAGAGGCGGCTGAGTTCGTCGGGCGTGTAGAAGTTCGGCGTTTTCTTGAAGTGCTTCGAAGAGATCTTCTTGGTCCCGTCGGCCACGGTGCCTTTGTACTCCGGCATGAAGCTCGTGTACCCCTTGGTCAAAGCCCACTGGTACATGGCTTTGATGTTGACGCGGTTGTTGTGTCGCGTGCGCAGATCCTCGAACGAGCCGAGGTAGTTGTTGAGATCATCGACGGTGATGGTCTTGAAGGCCTTGTTGCGGAAGTAATCGGCGAACTTCCCAACGTGGTACTTGATCGTGGCCAGCGTGTCTTTCTGGATCGGATCTCGGCGCTTGACGGCGAGAAACTCTTCGGTGACAGTCACCGCAGACACTGACGGCATCAGGTTGTGGTGTTGCGCATAGAAACGCAGCACGTCCTCTAGCTTAGTGCCCTGCAAAACATGTTTCCATTTGTCGACGCCCTTGGTTGCCGGTTGCGGCGTTTCGCCTTTCTCGAAGGCGGAAAGGACCTGTGCTGCGCGGTCCAGCGCGTCATCGAGGTCGTTGCGCGTTTCGCGGACGCGGTTTTTACCCAGCCGGTAGGTCACCGTGTAGGTGTATTCGCCGTCCCGGAGTTGGCGGTAGATGGTGGCTTTGCCGTAGCGGTTCCGCTGGACCAGCGGCCACGAGATTTTGCGTGTAGTGCTCATTTTGTGTGGTGTCTAACTTGTCAGTTGGCTGACAACTTTTGTCAAATTCAAGGTGACAACAACCCCCACCAGATGCAAGAAATACTTTTATCAATGCGCGCAAATTTTGGCATAAAATGTTGATCCTACAGAGACGAAAAATTTTTTCCGAGGAGGTGTTTGTCACTTTGAGAACCGACTTCGAATCCCCATGGCTCCATTCCTATCTTGTTGTAAATCAAGGAGTTACGAAGGTGAATAGTCACCTACTGACAAATCGCTGACAAACTCATGCCAGCGAAAAAGAAAGCGGCTCCGGCCCCCCGCACGGTCTCGATCTATGGCGAGCAGTGGCCAACGGACATCACGATGGTCACGGTCGAACTGACCTGCCTCAACAAACCGCCCAGAAATTCTCCGGGCCCTATGCACCATTTCAAGGAGGTGGTGGACCACCTGTGGAACCACCCTGATTCGCGCACGCGCGTGGAGTGGACGCCGTGGCTAGAGCGCATGATCGAGTCCGCCTTCGAGCACAAGTATCTGGCCGTGGCCGGTTGCGCCTCTTCCGGCAAATCCCAGGCCTATGCGCTCTGGGCCATCGTGCAATTTCTCTGTTCGCCCTGGAACACCTTGGTCCTGGTCACGTCGACGAGTTTGAAGGAATCGCGCAAGCGTATCTGGGGCGCAATCACCGACCTGTGGCGCGCGGTGCCGGGCTTACCAGGAAAACTTGTGGATTCGGTCGGCATGATCCGTTTTGACGACGGCAGCGGAAAGCAGTTCGGCGACCGCTGCGGAATTTCGCTGATCGCCGCCGAGCGCAAGAAGGAGCGCGAGGCCATCGGCAAGCTGGTTGGTATCAAGCAGCAGCGGGTCATCTTTATCGCCGACGAGTTGCCCGAGCTGGGCGAGTCGATCCTTGAGGCGGCCTACACCAACCTGTCGAACAACCCGCATTTTCAACTGATCGGCATCGGCAACCCCGCGTCCTACTATGATCCGTTTGGCCAGTTTGCCACCCCTAAGAACGGCTGGGGCTCAATTACGGTCAACGATGAGGAGTGGGAAACTGAGCGAGGGTACTGCCTGCACTTCGATGCCCACAAGTCGCCCAACATCCAAGCAGGACACATCATCTATCCGTGGATGATCACTCCACAGAACTTGGCAGAAAGTGCAAGTAAGTTGGGAGAGAACAGTCCGGGGTATTGGCGCATGTATCGCGGCTTTTGGTGCCCGACCGGCGCGGAGGACTCTATCTACTCGGAGGCAGATATCATCCGCCACGGAGCCGATCAGACGGTGACTTGGCTGGAACCGCCGACGAAAGTCGCGGCGCTCGACCCCTCGTTCAGCTCGAATGGCGACCGCAGCATTCTTTACTTCGGTTTCTGTGGCTTCAACGCTGAAGGCAAGAAAGTTATCTGCCTGGACCACTACGAGGAACTGCGCGAGGACGTGACCAACAAAGACGAGCCAAGGTCATACCAAATCGCCCGCCAGTTCCGTGACAAGTGCGAGGCCTGGGGCGTCCTGCCTCGAAACGCGGCTTACGATGCCTCCGGTGGTGGCGCTCCGTTCGGCGACGTGGTCGACGTAGTCTGGAGCCGGGAGGTGCTTCGCGTCCACTTTGGTGGAAAGGCCAGTGATAAACACGTGTCGTTGACCGACCCGACACCGGGCCACGAGCGGTACTCCAACCGGGTCAGCGAGCTTTGGTGGGCGGGTAAGGAGTTGATCCGTAATAAACAGCTTTACGGGGTCGGCCGCGACTTGGTCCGGGAAATGACCGAGCGGCTCTACACCACCGAGAAGGGGTCAGGCATGCGGATTCGGGTCGAGAGTAAGGCCGACATGAAATCCCGGATCGGAAAAAGCCCCGACTTGTCCGATGCCGCCTTTATCTTGATTGACCTGTGCCGGGCGCGGCTCGGCCTGAGCGCCACGGACAAAATCCCCAAAGATCCGTATAATAGAACATCCGGGTATAAGAGCTGGTTCAAAAAGAAGGACGCGGTGGCCAAGGCCGGGCGGAATCTAAATCAAAAAGGACGTGCAATTTTTAACTTGCACAGGTGACAGTCACCTGTAAGATTCAAACAATTTCCGGAAGAATGTTACTCGTAATACCCGTCAGCGAGGCCGATGCGCGTTTGGCCGATGACGTCGTGGCACTGATCAAGGCCTTCGGGCCCTACCACCACCACGACCTTCTCGTCGTCGGCACGGAAGAGAACGCCGCCGCGATGAACAAGTTGCTTGGCGAGCTAACCCCTTTGTTCAACAAGTCCGACATCCGCGTGTTCCAGGGCGGAGTCAAAGGCTGGCCGCTCGGCCCAAATTTTTATTGGCGATCAACCATTCTGCATCTCTACGAACGCACGTCGGACATTGGTATGCCCTGGTATTGGTTTGAGTTGGACAACACGCCGCTTAAGCAGGGATGGCTCGACACCTTGCAGGTTGAATACAGCCGCAGCAACGCCGTCTTTATGGGTCCGAAGCACGCGACCTATGTCAGAGGTCCCGAGGGCGAGTTGGTCGTGCAGGGCTACCACATGTGCGGCACGGCTATCTACCCGAGCAATTTTGTTGAGCACTCGACGCTCTGGCGTGTGGAGGGTGGTATTGCCTTTGATGTCTGGGTGCAGTGGGAGGTTTTGCCGAAGCTCCACGAGACGCTCTACATGCAACACAACTGGAAGACGCGCAAATATCGGCGCAAGGCCAGCCGGATCGTTTCCGAAAATTTCGACATGCCGCACCCCGACCTGCACACCAACAACCCAATTGCTCCGGACGCGGTAGTCTGCCACGGGTGCAAGGACGGCAGTTTGGCACGATTGATACTGGACGAGTTGGATGGCAAGCCCGCGAAGAATATCCCTGACCCCGATCCGCTCGATGAGCCAACGGCCGAAAAACCCCGTTTTAACACGGATGAGGTCGAGCTGGTGTTCCCGAAGAATCGCAATCGCAAAAAGGTTTTGGCAGAGGAGGCGATCTAATATGGCTTCGCAATACAGCAGTAGTCGCGCGGATTTCCGAAAAGCAAATCCCGGAGTCAATACGACCCAACGCTCGTGGGACAATTACGAGGGGGACCGACCGGTCAAGAGCAGGCAGGGCACGGATTTTTACGGACAGTCAGAGCGGTGGGGCCCCACGCCTCTTAGCCAGGCTATCAACCAATTAGCTGATGACGAAGACGAAAAGCAAGACACCGTGCCTGCGAATCCGCAGCAACGGGTGCGTCGCAAAAGCTCCATGTCAGGGTACGATCAAATGCGTATACTTAACTCGGCTCCTCTGACCGGCACGGGAGGGGCGCTCGCGTGAACGACACACTTTTACAAAACATCACGGAGTCCGGTGCGCCACCCAGAGCAAGGGTTAAGGATTCAAAGTCGCTCCATGAGATTTACAAGAAGCTCAAGGACGCTGACGACAAATCCTCCCGCAATCGCGCCGAGATCCAAGCGATGTTTGATGGCGTGCCTCCATATTCAGACGCTGATCTTGTAGCCAGCGGCCAGGCTTACCGGTGCAACGTAAATTTTGACGAAGCCGCTGCCATTTTGGAGTCTGCCATGGCCGGTTATGTAGACCTGATCCATTCGGTCGAGCACCTTTTGACTCTGAAAACCGAATACGGCGACAGCAAACAGCGGTTGGAAACCTCTCAGATTCTGGCCGAAGAACTGACCCGTGCTATCCGCTCCTGGCCGCAATTCCACTTTAATTACCTTTTACTCGCCCAGTACTTTATTGCCCACGGCATCGGCATTGTTTACTGGGAGGACGACATCGATTGGCGTTGGAAGGTGTCAATGTTCGGAGATTTCTTGATCCCTCGCAAAACCCTGGCCTGCGAGGACGAGATCGAGGTGGCGGTCTGCGTCCGCTCCTATCAGGCCCACCAACTTTATAAGTTCATCGAGGACCCCGAGGTTGCTGCCGACATGGGCTGGAACGTGGAGCAGGTTCGCAAGGCCTTGATGAAAGCGACCCAAGGACAACTTGGAACTTTTACCGAGTGGGAAACGCTGCAGACCGAGTTCAAAAATAACGACCTGTTTACCGGCACGGCGGGCGCGTCCGAGATCAAAGTGCTACATGCCTGGGTAAAGGAGTTCGACGGTACAATCTCCTATTACATGACTCTTGAAAACAATGAAGCCGAAGAATTCCTTTGTGTTAAGCGCAATCTCTATAATCACATTAACAGCGCTTTTGTGTTTTTCCCTTTTGGTATTGGTACTAACGGGTATTACCACTCGATTCGCGGATTGGGCTATAAAATTTTTCCCCAGATTCAACTAAGCAATCGGCTCCGTTGTCAGATGGCTGATGGCGCCATGCTTAGCTCAACTCTCCTTTTGCAGCCGCAAAACGAGCAAGCCCTCGAAGAACTCAACTTTACATACTACGGGCCATACTCGGTGCTGGCCCCCGATCAGATCAATGTGGTGGAGCGTGCTATGCCGGATGTCTCCAAGACGGCCATGCCATTCTTGCAGGACCTCACCGCGCAGATGCAGTACAAGACCGGCGCGTATGAAAACGCACTCGCCGCGACTAACAATAGTAAAGAAAAGACAAAGTTCGAGACCCAGGCGATTTTGGCGGGGCAGTCCAAGCTGTCTTTGGCCGCATTGAATCTATTTTACGAGCCGTGGGGGCGGGTGCTCAAAGAAGTCGTGCGACGCTTTGTTTGCGGTTGCTATGTCGACGGCGAGGCTGGCAGTCGCGAAATTCTTGAATTCAAGGCGCGTTGTGCAATGCGCGGGGTGTCGCCCGAAGCCATCGCTGCGATCGACATCGATTCGGTGCGTCCCGTGCGCGCTATCGGTTCCGGCTCCGAGGCGGCGCGCCTCTTGGCTACCGACGAATTGACGCAGCTTATGCCCGGCTTTGACGAGTACGGCCGCAAAGCAGCCATCCGCGACCGTGTGGCCGCTCGATTCGGCTATGATTTGGCTGACCGATACACACCGTCACCGGATGCAGAAGCTCGACCAGTCATTGACGTCAAGATGGCCATGCTGGAGAACCAGGATTTGCGCGGGGGAGCTGAGATCGAGATTCTTCCCAACGAGAATCACTTGGAGCACGCGAAGGTTCACCTCTCTGCTCTGGCGGATCTGGCTGAGGGTGTCGACGCAGGTGAAATTCCCGTTGAACAAGTTATCGACGGTCTGGTGTCTCTCTTTGGACATGCCACCCAGCATGTCGAGCAAGTGTCGATGGACACCACTATTCCTGAAGAGGGAGCCATGTTGCGCCAGGCGCTGCAACAATTCGGCGAAATCGTGAATAACGGTGTCAAGCAGGTGCAACGCTTGCGCGAGCAAGAGTCTGCGTCAGAAGCTCAACCAGGCACGGCCCCCAAGCAGGATGATTTTGCCGATCGTCTTCAGCAGAAACTTCAAGAGCATCAAATGAAACTTCAGATGATGCAGGAAGTACATCAGACCAGACTTAATCTTCGAGTTGCGGAAGTCCGCCAGAAACTGGCCCTTCGGGACGCCGAGGTGGCCAGCAAGATCAGCCAACCGAGAGCCTGACACATGGAGACCAACAAACCGCGACGCATTCAAAAAGGCGAGCCGGGCTACGGACGTAAGAAGTTTAAGGTCTTGGCCTCGGAGGGTGGGAAAACCAAAAGTATCATGTTTGGCGATCCCAATATGACCATCAAGAAAAACATCCCTGAGCGCCGCAAGTCGTTTCGTGCGCGTCATGGGTGTGACACCAAGAACCACAGCAAGTTATCCGCCGCATATTGGGCCTGCAAGGCCTGGTAAATTCGAATGACCTTAAAAGATTGGAACGAAAATCCGGAACTCCGGATGTCTTTACGAAAAGCCCTCATGATGTCGCCGATGCGAGAAGCTGTGGAGGTGCTGCTGAAAAGCAATCTGCCCCGGTGGTCAACTTCACCTGATGCAGACCCCATGTCAGCCGCTGCGCTACAGCACGCTCGTAATGCCGGTTATTATGATTTCCATCGGGCTTTGGTCAAATTGACCGAAGACCCGCCTGACCCTCGCAAGAAGCTCCCCGAACCTTGGGAGAGACCTGTTTAATTTATGCCAAACGAAACCACTACTACCGAGGCCGCCCCGGCCTCTAACGCAACCGAAACCCCGTCCCCCTTGCAGGAGACCCCTTCTTCAACGGTGGAAAACATCCCGCAGGCAGAAGGCGATTTCGCAACGTGGCTTTCCGACCGACTCGACAAGTTTGAGAAGGGGGAGGAAGCAGCTCCTTGGGCCCAGAAAGAAGAGCAGGAGCCAAACGTCGATCAAAAAGAGGCCGAGGACCCCGCTGTTGTGGAGGGGCAAGAGGACAAAGAAGATAGTAAAGACAAAGAAGAAGGCGCGGAAGAGGAAGATGAAGAGGTTGATGATAGTGTTGAGA